CCCTTCCCTGAAGAGGAGTACTGCGATGCACGACCGTGTCGCTGAACTGGCCGGGCTCCGGGCGGAGTTGGCCACCTGCAAGAACGGGCCGCGCGAATCGTGGCGCGACAAGACCGACGAGGTGCAGGCGGAGATCGATCGGGTCCGCGGCGAACTCGACGACCAGGCCGAGACGCTGGAGACCGAGTCGACGACGCTCGCGGACAGCGGGCAGGACGTCCGCGCGGCCGAGGCTGCGGTCGAGGCGCGTCGTATCCGCGCGGTGCTCGCCGAGGGCGAGGACGCCGAGACGAAGGCGCCGCTCCCGAAGCGCGGCAAGCGCACTGCCCAGGCCGCCAAGGCCCCGGAGACCACTGACGGGGGCGGTTCCTGATGCCGCTGACCAACGGCCGCTACCCGGCCAAAAACCCGCAATGGATGTTGGCCGGGCAGCCGTCCGGCACCTACCGATCAAACCTCGACCGGGCGCTCGTCGTGAGCGATTTCGCGTCGCTGACAACCCAGGTGATGCAGTCCACGGCCCTGTATCTACAGGCTGGTGACCTCATCACGAACCTGACGTTCAAGTCCGGGGCGACAGCGGCGGGGACGCCCACGAACTGGTGGTTCGCGCTCTACGACGACAGCGCAACCCCCGTGCTGCTCGGGCAGACCGCCGACCAGACCACCACCGCGTGGGCCGCGAGCACCGCCAAGACCCTGGCGCTCTCCTCCCCGGTGAGCATCCCGCGGTCGGGGATCTACTACGCGTCGGTCATGGTCAAGGCCACCACGCCGCCGAGCCTGATCGGCGCCGGAACCATCCTCGGCGCGGCAAGCGGGTTCGTCGCGGGCGATCTGGTGCTGGCGCAGAACTCCGGCGCGTCCCTGACCGCCACCGCCCCGGCGACCATCGCCTCTGGCTCGGCGATCGGGTTCGTGCCGCGCGTCGTCGCGACCTGACGGAGGGAGCGGCGCCGTGTCGTTGATCTACTACCTCGGTCAGGATGTCGGGCTGGCCACGACGGTGGTCGACGACACCGGCGCCACCCCCGGCGGGGCCGTCACGGTGACGCTGGCCGTCACCGACCCCACCGGGACCGTCACCCACCCCACGTCCGTGGCCGGCACGGGCGGCCAGTACACCGCGGTTGTGCCGGCCGCCGGGACTGCGGGCGTGTGGCTGTACCGGTGGACGGCCACCGGGACCGGCATCGGGTTCGTTGACGAGGGCCAGTTCAGTGTGCGGGCGCTCGGTGTCGAGCAGCTCGTCGACCTGCCCTCGGTCAAAGCCCACTTGAACATGAACCCGGCCGACCGGCGCCAGGACGACGAGCTGCAAGGCTTCATCCTGGCCGCCGCCGACCTTGCCCGGTACCACGTCGGTCCGATCCTGCCCGAGACACACACCGAGTGGCACAACGGCGGAACACCGACGCTCAGCCTCGACTGGAAGCCCGTCGCGTCCGTGCTGTCCGTCACCGAGTACGTCGCCGCCTCGACATGGGTCCTGACTGAGCAGCCGTTGGGCACGTCCACGGACGCCTACGGCTACACGGTCGACCTCGACCGCGGACAGATCGTCCGCCGCGCCACCGGTTCCGCCGTGTGCTTCCCGCACGGCATCAAGAACGTGAAGGTCGTCTACACCGCGTCACGCGCGGGCCTCGCGCTGTGGGCTGTACGGCTGGGCACCCTGGAGCTGATCCGGCACCTGTGGCAGCTCACCCAGCAGGGCGGCAGAACGAGGTTCGGCGGGAACGCGCTGGACGGCGCCGACGGCGGCACGGTGCCGACCGGGTTCGCGCTCCCTCAGCGAGTCATCGAGTTGTGGTCACCTGAACGTAGAGAGCCAGGGATTGCATGACCATCCCCTCCTCGAGCGCGCCGGCCGTGCGCCGCTACCTGTACGCCCAGTGCACAGCCCAGCTCGCCCCGGATCCGCTGAACTCCCGGGTGTCGCTGCTCGTCTGCTACGACGACCCGGGCCCGAACGAGCCCGGCGACATCGTGTCGATCGGCCGCGTGGCGCGGACGATCAACCCGGACAGTCTCGTTGGCGGTGGCGGTCCGGGCTGGCTTTCCGAGGCGTACAGCGTGGCTGTCACGATCGACCTGTTCCGCGGCGACGACGACGCCCAAGCCATCTTCGAGCGCGGGGCCCTGCTCGTGGATCAGGTGTGCGCGATCGTCCGCACCGACCCGACTCTCGGCGGTCTCGTACTGGAGGCCCGGCCCATCTCCTCGGACATCGAGGGCGACTGGGACGACGCGAACCAGGGCCGTCACGTCTTGGCCACCCTCGAAATTCACTGCTACCAGCGCATCTAGGAGGGCGGCGTGGCCGCGTACACCTACCGGGGCGAGGACGCCCGCTATTACCCGGGCCTCGGTCTCGAGGCCGTTCCTGGCCTGTCGGCCGATCTCGACGACGACCCGGGGGACGGCCGATGGGAGCCGACCCGCTCGAAGGCCGCGAAGGCCGCCCCGAAGGATGGTGAGTGATGCCTCAGCCAACGTTCCGGTCGTTCTTCGGGCTCGCGAAGGAAGCGACCTTCGGTACGGCCGCGCCCGCGACGAACTTCATCCCTGTGAAGTCGATGAAGCCGAAGGACAAGCAGGAGTTTCTCGATGATGCGGGTCAGCGCGGGTCGATGGTCGACTCCTACGGCAAGATCTCCGGGGCGTTGACCAGTGAGTTCGACTTCGACGGTGACGTCTATCCCGACACTTTCGGTTTCCCAGTGACTGGGGTCCTCGGCGACATCACGACGACGGGCGCGTCTGCCCCGTACTCGCACGCTATCGCCGTCCTCAACACGGGCACGGGGCAGCCGCCGTCCTACACGCTGTCGGACTACTACACGATCAGCACGCGGCAGTACGCGGGCGCCAAGTTCTCCGAGGTCGGGCTCAAGTTCTCCGGTGACGGTCTGCTGACGTACTCGGCGAAGGCCGTTGCTCTCGGCTCCGTGACGGCTTCGGCCCCGACCCCGTCGTTCACGGCGGTTGCGCCGATCGCGGGCTGGGTCGGCGCGGTCACGATCGGCGGCTCGGCAAACCTGACCTTGATCGACGGCGAATGCACGATCAAACGCCCGGTCGACGTCATCCACACCGTGGACGGCACCGCAGCACCCTACGCACTGTGGTCCGGCCCCGTCTCGGCCAGCGGCAAGCTCACCATGGTCATGGAGGACGACACCCAGCTCCTCAACTACCTCAACAACAGCCAGCCCAGCCTGGACATCAACTATGCCCAGGGTGCTGGCGCTTCAGCGGTGCAGGTCAAGCTCCACATGTCGAAGGCGGCGTTCACGACCGCCGACATCGACCGCGGCAAGTCCTACATCGCTCTGTCCGTGGACTTCGAGGCGGTCGCCAACACGACCGACGTCGGCGGCAGCGGCGGCTACTCGCCGATCAAGGTCACCCTCCAGAACGCACTCGCCTCAGGGACGTACAAGTAATGACAGACACCCTCGATATCACGCAGCCCAACCGCATCCCTCTGCCCGGCGGTTGGGCTGACCTGCGTCCGACGTGCGACATCACGGAGCGGATGCGGCGCCCGGTCAAGCGCCTCTCGGCGAAGCTGGGCAGCTACCCCGAGTTCATGGCCGCGGTCGCCGAGGCCCGTGCGACCCGCGACGACGGCCAAGACCTCACTCCCGAGGAGGAGCTGAAGATCGCCGCCGCCATGGGTGCCGCGTTCGACGTCCTCGAAGAGCTACAAGACCAGCTCGTGGTCTGCGCGGTGCGCGGCTGGTCGTGGGAGTTCCCAGTCACGGCGGATGCGGTGCTGGACCTGCCCGCTCCGGCCCTCGACGCGCTCCGCAAGGCCGTCGCCCCCTACCAGGGCGCCCTGAACCCGGACTTCGAACCGAACCCGGACCCAGCGTCCCCTACCGAGCCCTCCAGCGACTGAGGGGGGTCCTGGAGGGGGCGTTCGAGTACCAGCCGTCCGAGATCCCGGACGAGGAGTACCGCACCCACCGGCTGTGCACGATGTTCAGCTGCCTGCCGTCGGCCCTCGAAAACGAGTCGGCGATCGAGCTCGACTGGATGCTCGCGATCGACAACACCGTGGCCAAAGCGCGCGCGAACCAGGAAAGGCGGGCATCCCGTGCCTAGTGGAGGAATCGGCGTCGTCGTGCGCGGCGTGAAAGAGACCACGTCCAGCGTGTCCGCTCTGGACAAACGCATCAACGTCGCCTCACTAAAGGCCCTCAAGGCCAGCCAGCAGGTGGCCAAAACATCGATCAAGTCGAAGATGCGCGGCCGCCCCCGGTGGGACCACCGCGGCAAGTCGGAACGCACCGGCCCGGATTTCAGCCTGCACCTGACCCCTCACCGTGTGACCAAAGGTGGCGGGCCCGGCAAGCTGACGGGTCGGCTCTACGGCGCGGTGGGCGGTGTCCGTCGCCCCAAGCCCCTGCCCCGGGGCGGGTTCGCCGGGGGCGTTGGCTGCGGCGGCACCAAGAGCGTGACGAACAACTATCGCGGCTACGTCGAGTCCAAGTACCCGTACATGAAGCCCGGGATCAAGAGGGCCGAACCGAAGATGGCCGTGGCCTGGCAGAAGGCGTGGGCCAAGGCCGTCCGCGTCTGACAACTCGATAGCAGCACCAGCCGGATAGGGGGTGATCCGGTGGGTGCCCTGCCTCCCGTTTTCATCGAGTTCCTCGGCAGCTTCGCCGGGGTCAAGGCCGCGGCGACCGGCGTCAAGACCCAGCTCGCCGAGGTCGACGCCGCGGGCGCCGGCGCCTTCGGGAAGACCGGCATGATCGGCAAGGCGGCGCTCTTGGGGCTGGGTGCCGCGGCGGCTGCGGTGGCCGTGAAAACGGTCAAGATGGCGGGCGATTTTCAGGTGCAGATGACTCGCGTCCGCACGGGCGCGGGCGAGGCCGCCTCGAACATGAAGCTCGTCGGCGACGGGGTCCTGGCCATGGCGGGCGAGGTCGGCCAGTCCACGTCGGAACTCACCGCTGGCCTGTACATGGTTGAGTCCGCGGGCTATCACGGCGCGGACGCACTGAAGGTACTGAAGGTCAGTGCCGAGGGCGCCAAGGTCGGAGCTGCCGACCTGCACACGACCACCGACGCGGTCACGACCGCGATGAACGCGTACAAGATGGGCACCGGTCAGACGACCGAAGCCATGAACGCGCTGATCGCGACCGAGGCCGAGGGCAAGACCAACCTCGAAGCCCTCGCGGGGTCGATGTCGTCGATCCTGCCGGTGTCGGCGGCCGCGCACGTCGGGCTGAACGAAGTGCTCGGCGCGATGGCGACCATGACGGCGCAGGGCACCCCGGCCGCGGTCGCCGCAACGTATCTGCGGCAGACGATTGGCCAGCTGTCCAACCCGTCCAACAAGGCCGCAACCGAGATGAAGAATCTCGGGCTCACGGCGGTGCAGGTCGGGCAGAACCTCGGCACGAAGGGCCTCGCGTCCACGCTGACGATGCTGACGGACGCCATCCAAAAGAAGATGGGGCCAGCCGGGACCGTTTTGATCCAGCATTTGCAGGGCGCCGCGAAGAACACCACGGAGTTTCAGCGTGCCCTCGCGAATTTGCCGCCCACGCAGCAGACGTATATCGGTGCGCTGGCGACGATGGTCGGCGGTACCAAGTCCATGCAGGCCGCGTTGCAGCTGACCGGGCCGCATATGCAGGACTTCGTCAACAACACGAAGGGAATTGCCGAGCACGTCAAGGCTGGCGGCAAGTCGGTTGAGGGCTGGGCTGACGTCCAGAAGAACTTCAACCAGAAGATCGCCGAGGCGAAGGCGTCTGTGCAGTCGCTGGGTATTCAGATCGGTCAGGTCTTGATGCCCTTTGTGCAGGCGGTCATCGGGGTGTTGGCGACGGCCGCGTCATGGCTGGCCAAGCACACACTCGCGGCGAAGGTTCTTGCGGCCGTGATCGGCGGCGTCTTGCTGTTCTCGATCGCCGCGCTCACGGCCGCGCTGTACAGCATGGCTGCGGCGGCCGCCGTGAACCCAGTGACGTGGATCATCCTCGGTGTGGTCGCGCTCGTCGCGGCGATCATCGCGCTGGCCACGCACTGGTCAACCGTGTGGGGTGCGATCAAGAGTGTCGCGGAGACGGTTGGTCATGCGCTGCTCAGCGTCTGGCACGCGATCGCGGGCGCGGCAACGTCGGTGTGGAACGCGATCTCCGGCACTGTGATGGGCGCGTGGCATGCGATCGCCGGGTTCTTCTCGTCGGCGTGGCACACGGTGGTCGATCCGCTGGTGGCGGGCTGGAACTGGCTGTGGGGCGCCACCATGACCGTCTGGAACGCGATCAGCGGGTTCTTCCGGAAGTGGTGGCCTTTGCTCTTGGTCATCTTCCTGCCGTTCGTCGCGTTGATCATGTCGATCTGGAACCATTTCCACAATCAGATCTTGGCGTTCGCCGTGTCTGTCTGGAGCGCAATCTCCGCGTTCTTCGGAACGGTCTGGAACGGAATAAAAACCGGCGCTCAGGCCGTCTGGGGCGCAATCCACGCGGTGATCATTGCTCCAATCGTTGCAGTCTGGGGATTCCTTCAGTCGATTTGGACGACCGTGTTCGGCTACCTCCAGACGAAGTGGCTGGAGATCAAGACCATTGCAATGATCCTGTGGGCCGCGATCAAGTCGAGCATGATCACCCCGATCATGGGGGCGCTGTCCACGATCACGAGCGTCATCGGACGCATCGCCTCGGCGATCGGCTCCGGCCTCCGCTCGGCGTGGAACGCGGTCAAGGGCGTGGGCAGTTGGTTCTTGTCCATCGGCTCGTCGATCGTCCACGGCATCATCAGCGGCATCGAGAACGCGGCCGGGGGCCTGTTCGACTCGCTCAAGAACTTGGCCGGTGACGCGCTCAGCTCGGCCAAGAGCTTCCTCGGCATCAACAGCCCGTCGCGCCTGTTCGCCGACCATGTCGGTGTCGCGATCCCCGAGGGCATCGCGAAGGGCATCGCGGACAATGCCCACCTTGCCACGAACTCCGTGACCGGCCTGTCGAGCCTGATCAGTCAGCAGAGGGTCGGCGCGCCGTCGCTGGCGATGGCCGGCGCCCCCGCCGGTGGCCTCGGTGTCGGGGCCGGCGGCACCGTCACCGTTCATCTCCACGTCCAGGGCTCGATCCTCACCGACAAGGATCTTCAGGACGAGATCCAGAGGCAGTTCCTTCAGCGCGGGTCCATCCAGGCGCAGACCTACCAGCCCTTCCGGAGGTGACCGTGGCCCTCAATCCCAACTGGCCGGTGCTCGAAGAGGGGTGGGGGCCGTACTGGAACGCCAGCACGGCCCTGACACCCCTGGATCGGTTCACCGAGGTCACGCCCACCACCACGAGCAAGTCGGACAGCAAGCGGGGGCGCCAGTACGAGCTGGATCAGATCCAGCCCGGCACCGCGTCCACCGTCCTGACCAACACGACCGGCACCCTGGACCCGGCGAACACGGGCGGCCCGTTCTACGGGCACATCGCCCCGTTCCAGCCGGTGCGGCGTCGCGCGATGTGGCCGCCGTCCATCAACCTCCTGTCGCAGGTCATGGCGACCGGTGGGGACCTCGGCGGCTATGCCGCTGGCAGCAGCGTCACCAACGCGAACATCTTCAGCGACACGGACCCCACCGGTTCCGGGATTGTGGCCGCGTCCGCCACGGCCTATCAGGGCAGCAATGTTCTTCAGTTCTCCGTGCCGTCCGGATCGGCGGTGGGGGCCCGAATCTGCGCCACCGCGGAGCCTGCGGCCCAGCCGGGCCAGACGTACACGATGCAGATGCGCATCCGGAACATCACGCCGTCGACCACGTTGCAGGTCAAGAGCGGGCAGGGCTGGTATCTGACGCCTCTGGCCCCGGGCACGTCGTACACCTACGGCTCGACGGTGACGCTCACCGGCTCGGCGACTGCGGCATGGACACCGATCACCGTGACAGCGACCGCCCCGGCAGGCCCGCTGGGCATGGTCGCTGGCGCCATGGTCGCGGCGACCGCCGCCGCGACGTGCACGATCCAGGTTGATGCCTGGCAGCTGGAGAAGGGCTCCACCGTCTCGGCGTTCTCGACACCGGGCGTCTGGTACCCGATGTTCTTGGGCTACACGAATCAGTGGAAGCCCGCGTTCTCGGGCAATCAGTACTCGACGATCACGCCGAACAGCGTGGACGCGTTCTCGCTGCTGTCCCAATACACCCTCGACGACCCGCTGACCGAGGCCCTGTCCGCGGCCGGCGCCCGCTTCGTGTACCGGCTCGACGAGGGCTCCGGGGCGACGCAGTTCGCCGACGCGACCGGCGCCAACGGCGTGGTGGGCATCATCAACTCGAAGAATGGTTCGGGCTCGATCTCGCCGGGCACGCAGATCACGGCGACTGACCCGATCAACGGCGTGTTCACCGGCAGCACCGGCACCGTCACGACGTTCGCCAACCCGAATCCTGGCCAGGGCGCGGGTTTCCCGTCCAGCGTGATCAGCCTGCCGACGGCGGCCATCGTCGGGCCGACCAACCCCGCGGCGTGGACTCGCGCGATCGCGTTCCGGTACCCCGGGCCGACGCCGACGGACGCAGCGTGCATCTGGTCGTCGATGGACAAGCAGCATGCCGCGACCGGCACCGTGGCCACCGGGTCCAGGATCTTCCTGTCCATTTTCACGGACGGGCATCTCCACCTGGTCATTGGCGGACCGTCGGGCGTGGTTACGAATATGACCTTTACTCACAACGACGGATCGATCCCCAACGTGGTCGACGGGAATTGGCACCTCGCGGTGTTCGGCTGGAACCAGAGCGCTGGTGAGGCCAGGGTTTCGATCGACGGGAACGAATGGTTCTACACCGGCCTCCCCTCGACGATCACGCCGACCGGTCTCGTCTCTGATTCCATCGGCGCGTGGTACGACGTCGGGCTCGGCGGTGCGGCGGGAAACAACTGGGCCGGTGACATCGCGTTCGTCTGCGAGTTCACGAGCTACCTGTTCAACAACAACACCGATGCGATCTACGCGGCGTGGAAGAGCAGCTTCACGGGCGAGTCCACGAACGTCCGGTACGCCCGCATCCTCCAGTACGCGGGGGCTACCGCGCTCTGGAATCTTCAGGCCGGTCTGACCACGTCCATGGGCCCGGCCAACTTTGCCGGGCAGGACGCTTTTACGGCGCTTCAGGCCGTGGTGGAGACGGAGGGAGGGGAGCACTTCGTAGGTGCGGACGGCCGGATCGTTTTCCGGTCCCGGGGCGCCCGGTACAACGCCACGACGCCCGTCTACACCTTCGGCGACGGGCCGGGCGAGCTTCCTTACGAGGGCATGGACCCGGATTACGACACGACGCACCTGGGGAATGTGGCGACGGTCAGCCAGGTCTCGCCCGCGTCGAAGTTCACGGCGCAGGATGCGACGTCGGTGTCGGCTTACGGGCCGCGGACCATGAGCCGCACGATCAACTCGACGTCGCCGCAGGAGTGCCAGGACGCGGCGTCCTACCTGGTGTCCCGGTACAAGCAGCCCGCGTACCGGGTGGCCACGCTGAAGCTCCACCCGAGCGCGAACATCGCACTGTGGCCGGTGCTGCTGGGGCTGGAACTCGGCACCCGTGTCCGGGTGATGAAGCGGCCGTTCGGCGCGACGCCGATCCAGATCGACTGTTTTGTCGAGTCGATCCAGTGGGACCTGAGCGACCAGAACGAAGCGTTCTGCACCCTCCAGTGCTCTCCGGCCGACCTGACGCCCTATGGGCTCTTCGCCGCGTGGCACACCACGCTGAAGACCACGGTCGCCAGTGGTGTCAGCTCGATCACGGTCAACAACTCGCAGGACAACGTGAACCCTCTTGCGGCGCAGCTCCCGGGCGGCACTCAGTTGGTGCTCGGGTTGGGCACGGCCAATCAGGAGACCGTCACGGTTCAGGCCGTGGGCGCGACGAGTACGGGCTGGACGTCCGCCGTGATCACGTTCACCGGGAACACCACCAAGTCCCACACCGCCAATGACGTGATCTGTGAGGCGCTCCCCGCCGGGGTCACCGACGCCACCACCTGGGATGCCGTGAGCGCTTTCGACGCCTCGGCGTTCGCCTACTGAGGAGGGCCCCGTGGGTCGCATCGTCCCCGTACCCGCCACTGAGGCCCCGGGCAACTATGACACGGCGGCACTTTTCAACGCCCAAGTCCGGGACCTCAACAACTTCGCGCTCGGTGCCCCAGTGTTCTCTGGTGTTCAGGGCACGGCCCAGTCCATCCCCAACGGCGCCTGGACGTCGTTCACGATCGACACGGAGCTGCTCGACGCTGACGGCGGCCATTCCACCGTGACGAATACGTCCCGGTACACCGCCACGGTGCCCGGCACGTACCTGGTGATCGGCACGTCCGGCTGGGCGGGCAACGTCACCGGAAAGCGGTGGGTGCGCCTCGCCCTGAATGGGGCGGCGATCAACGGGACCGGCTGTGGTTCTGATGCCCACGCCGCGATCAACGTCGGCGGGCACGCCACCTCGACGGTGGTCGCCCTCAACGGCAGCACGGACTACGTCGAGGTACAGGGCCAGCAGGCCAGCGGTGGCGCGCTGAACACCAACGTCACCGACTTCGCGCCGTCGCTCCGCGTGTTCTGGCTGTCCCGCTGACCCTCCCCTCAACCACCCCGGCCCGCTGGGGTCCTTCGGCATGCCTAGGAGGCGCCACGTGATCCGCTTTATCGACGAACACCCCGGACCGGGCAGGCTCGGCCGGCACATCGAACACGACCCGCGCTCGCTCGCCTACGCCCTCTCCGAAGACCTGCTGCCCGGAACCTACGCCTCGGTCACGCACACGGTGCGGATCCCCGTCCTCGACCAGGGCGACCTCGGCAGCTGCACCGGCAACGCGGCGGAGGGGCTGGCTGGCACGGACCCGCTGTACGACGCGATCCCCGCCACGGTGGCGGCCCGGCCGACCGGCGACGCCGGCGCCGACGAGCAGCAGGCGGTCGCCTTGTACAGCGCGGCCACCCGACTCGACTCGATCCGCGGCGTCTACCCGCCGACCGACACCGGCTCCAGCGGCCTCGGGGTCGCCAAGGCGCTGCGCACACTGGGCCTGGCGACGGGCTACAGCCACGCATTCTCGCTGCCCGCACTCACCTCCGCGCTCCAGTCCGGCCCGGTGATGATCGGCATACCGTGGCTGAACAGCATGTTCGACACGGACGGCGACGGCCGCATCCCCGTCGTCCGCGCCTCCGGCGTCGCAGGCGGCCACGAAATCGAGCTGAACCAGTACGACGCCTCCACGGGCGACTACTGGATCACCAACTCGTGGGGCACCGGCTGGGGCATCGACGGCTCCGCCTACTTCACCACCCCCGACTTGCGCTGGCTCCTGTCCCAGCAGGGCGACGTCACCGTCCCCGCCTGGACTACCGCCAAGGCAGCCTGACCATGACCTTCGACAGTCGAACCGAGCGCCATCTTGCGCGCTTTCACAGCAAGTGGACGGAAGACGACGACGGATGCCGCATATGGCGAGCGTCGCTGAACGAGTCGGGCTACGGAAAATTCTGGGACGGCGCCAGGGTGGTCAAGGCTCATCGCTGGATCTTCCTCCAGATGCACGGCTACGAACCGCCCGTGGTCATGCATCGCTGCGACAAGCCAGCCTGCGTCAACTGGGAACGCTGCCTAGCGCCCGGAACGAAGGCTACGAACAGTGCGGACATGGTCGCCAAAGGGCGGCAGCAGCACGGGAGTGGACACTTCGCTGCCAAGCTGACCGAGGCTGACGCTCAGACGATCCGTGACGAATGCGCGATCGGAATCATCACGCAACGCATGCTCGCCGAAGTGTTCGGCATAGATCCGAGTTGTGTGAGCGATGTCGTTACCGGTGCATCCTGGAGGGCCGCATGACAGGGATCTACGGCCAGGACTGGGCGTCGTACCAGTCGTCGCAGCCGGACACGAGCGGCCTGTCCTTCGCCTTCGTCAAGGTCACGCAGGGACTCTCCTACGTCAACCCGAACTGGGTCACCCAGCGCGACCACGCGAAGGCGAACGGCCTGGTGTGGGGCGGATACCACTATCCGAACATGGGCAACAGCGTCCAGGCCGAGGCGGATTACTTCCTGTCTCAGGTCGCGTGGCAGCCCGGCGACCTCGTCGTCCTCGACTGGGAGGGCTACGACAAGGCCAACACGGGCGTACCCAGGTCGACGCAGGCCGCGTACAAGGACGCGTGGCTCCGGTACGTGAAGAGCCGCCTCCCGAACAACCGGGTCGGCGTCTACGCAAACATCGACTACTGGCGCAACGTCGACACCAGCTCGTACAGCGCGGACTTCCTGTGGATCGCCACCGCCGGACGCAACGCCGGCGACCCCGGCATCTCCGACCCGTGGCTGTTCCACCAGTACAGCGAAGCGGGCGGCCTCGACCGCGATTACTGCCACCTCGCCACCACCGCGGACCTCCGCGCGTGGGCCCTTGGAACACAACCCCAGGAGGACGTCATGCCCACCGCAGACGAAATCGCCAACGCCGTCTGGTCCCACACCGAAGCACCCGGCTCGGGCAAGCCCGTCCGGGCGGGCGCGGCCATCACGTGGATGGACTCCGTCCATGCCGGTCAGAACACCCGGCTCGACGCCCTCGCCAAGCAGGTCACCGACCTGACCGCCAAGGTCGGCTCGCTCACCACGACTGGACTCACCCCGGACCAGATCACGGCCATCGCCAACGCGGTCGCCGACGTCCAAGCCAAGCGCCTCGAAAGCTGAAGGAGCCCGTCATGCAGGTTCATCTCGACTCGGCGTACTGGCTGGGCCTCGCGATCAGCGTGGTCCTGCCGGTCCTCGTCGGCCTCGTCACCACCAGAGTCACCGCCCCGGGCGCCAAAGCCGTCCTGCTGCTGCTCCTGACCGCGGCGAACGGTTTCCTCGTCGAGCTCGCCGGCCCGCACCCGTCCGGGTACAGCATCGGCACCGCCGTCGTGCTGTGGGGTATCTCCTTCGCGACCGGCGTCCTGTCGCACTTCGGCCTGTGGAAGCCGACCGGCGTCTCTGGCAAGGCGCAGGACAGCCTGGTTACGGCTGGTTCGCAGCCGACGGCGGTGTAGTGCGCTGCCGGATCCTGCGAGCCCCGATCCGTCTGCTGCGCCGCCTGGCCCGGCAGTTGGGGCGCCGCGGGGCGTGCCTGCTGTCCTACGGCATCATCTGGGCGGTCATCGGCTACGGCCAGTTGATATCCCCGCAGGTGGATCGGCGCGGTCTGACGATGCTGCTCAGCCTCATGCCGCTGCACGCCTGGGGCTGGTGCTGGATCGCCGCCGGGGCGATTGCCGTGGTGTCGGCGTTCGCCAAGCAGGGCTTCGACTGGGGCGGGTTCTTCGCTCTGCCACTGCTGGCGTTCGCCTGGATGCTGTCGTACTTGGTGGCCTGGTGGCCGCTGGATCAGTTCGAACGGGGGTGGGTTGCGGCAGCGGTCTATGGCGCG